TGGCCTCTTCATTTACCCCGAAATATCTATAAATATTTTGCCGTAATTCTTCAATGTTTTTATAGTTTGCCAATTTGGGAGACAAACTCAATTCTTTAAATTCCTGCGTCGAATCAAGAGATGCGATGCCTGAGCCATTTTCCATTGTTAAATAATCTTCAACAAAAGTTTCTTTTTGTTTTCTTCGGTCCTCCTCCGAAAGCATTGCCTTTGTGGATTTTAGAATCCCTCTTAGGTTTGCCGTTGACTTGATTGCATTTGCCATTCCTTCATTCGTCGTGTTCAATAATTCCAAATTGTCGATGATTGCATTATTTGAATCACCCCAAATATCAGACGTGTTGTAATCCTTCCGAAGAACCGCCAAGTCGTCCCATGCGTGCGTCATCGTGTTCCCGTTGCCAAACCGAAACGTTATATATAACTCACCGTTATATTCAATCGCTTCATACTGTGCTTTGGGCATCGGATAGAGTCCGATGCAATGCCCAAAATCATCACGCATAATGTATATAAAAACAACATTATGAATTTCTAAAAGGGTTCTGACTTTGTATAAAAAATCCTTACCGTTCATATAAATGTTTGGGCGGTAAGTAATCATTTTTTGAAGAGTTTTATTTACTTCTTTTCCATCGCGCAAAACCTTTACGTCAGCTTTAGATGTGTGTTCTGCAAGTGTTCGGATGCAAGCTCTTACGATATCATTCGCATATATATCGACACCAAACGAGGAAAATCGTGCCGTATATCCACCAACCTCTTTCCACGCGGATGAGATGATTTTTTTGACATTTCCGAAAATCTTTTTGATTGCGTTTCTGAAACTCATTTAACGTACCTCAAATATTCATCCTCATGCGTACAATAACCAACAAAAGCATTCAGTAAACTTACCATACCGTCAATACGCTTTGAGGTCCCTGTCTTGACAGGTTGGATTGAGTTGATTCCGTCTCTGTTTGTTGTCTTGATTCCAGTATTGAGCAAGCACCAGCGAAGCATTGGGTTATTGTTTGATATAATTTTGTGCTCTTCGAATAATCCGCCAAGTCTTTTCATTGGATAGGTCCACGTGATGGGACCTTGTCTTATCTTTTCCATCTCAAAACCATAACCTTCCATTTCTTCGCGCCAATATCCGGATAATGCCGCGTCATAGCAAATCCAAAGCGGACGAATATCAAATTGTTCAACCATGTCCGAAAACCATTGAGTGACCGCATGATAATCAACTGTCGCGCCGTCACAAACATGCAGATATTTCTGTTTGGCCCATAATTTGTAAGGAGCCTCTCTTTTCGATGACATTTCGACGCTGTCAATTCGGGATTGCGGCAGAAAGTATTTCTGCAGCACATAGATATTTTCATCTTTTGGTTTGCGGATAAGCAATGTTGCACAGGTTAAATCTGTTGTACCTGAAAGATCACAGCCGCCGATTGCGTACGAATTTTTGAGAAAATTAATATCAACTTCTTGCTTATTGACGGCAGATTCAAAGTTCAACCACGATTCAGATGTGTTTTCTGAAACATTAAAATCTTTCACCAGTAATGGGGGGAGAAATTTTGGGTTTCTTTTCGCTTTTTCAACATTATTCGCAAGTGTTTTATATGATTTTATTATTCCAAGTCCGGGATTTGCTTTTGCCCAACATTTCGGATCGGTCCATTCGTCTCTGCTGTCTAATTCGTAAATAAGAGGAAATACAGAATAATCCTCATAACCATCATCCCACATTGCAATGTGAGAATAATAGTCATACATATCGTCGAAAAACATCTCACGGATGTACCCATTTGTTGAAATCAGCCATGCGAGCGGCTGTTCTCTTGCGCTTTGTGATTGCTTCATAACATCATATAGTTTTGAAGTTCGCGCTTCGTGGAATTCATCTTGCGAAAAAAAATGAGCATTCAAGCCGTCCATTGTTTTTGTGTCGGCCGCCAACGCTTTAATAAAAGAAAACGTGTCGGGATAATAAATATCTGACTGCCTTTTTTTTGTTATTGCCCGAAGTGCCGGAGATTGCGCACGCATATTGACGCACTCGTTAAAAACGATCGCCGCCTGATCTTTTTTGTTCGCAGTGCAATATATCTCCGCTCCGCTCTCACCGTCTGCGGTAAGCATATACTGCTCTACCCCCGCGGTCTCTGTAGACTTTCCGCATTTCCTTCCGCGGATATCCGCAACCTCATTGATTCTACGCAAACCCGTTTCTTTATATTTCCAACCAAAAACGAGCTGCAATTTCGCTTTTTGAAAAAGTTCAAGTTTTACAGGTAACCCGCCCCATCGGCGACCTTTTGAATGCCGGCAAAACTTCTCAATGAAATCGATTGGCCGTTGCCCTGCATTTTCATCGAAAAAAAAATCAGATGGCGGATCACCTATCCAATCGACCTCACGCTTATAAAGAGTCCAAACTTTACGAGATACAACTTCTTGCCCTTTATCAATCGCATTTAAATATTCTTTTGCCCAATTCATTGCTTAATAAACGCATTTATTTCCGCGGAATCGTCATCGCCAAAATCATCACGTATATACTTCGGGAGGTAGTTTGCCAACTGTTTCATGATCGATTGATAATTTTTGTTCATCGTATTGTAAAGTCGAGCGACTGGGCGCTCCCTCTCATATGGCTTTGTCTTCTCGGATTGCGTGAATGTTTCAATGTACCCTTTTTCATCAAGATCCTTTTCGTAGTCTTCCAGTGTGATACGCATATAAGCTGCGCGCTGTATGAGCCCTTCAAGTAAAGACATCGCATCAATCGGCATATCGTTATATAATGCCCTAAGTCTGTCTTCCTCTTCCTTTATTCGTGTTTCTTTTTTCTTCTTTCCCATTCTTTACCTCGGTAGGGGGGTTCGCGTATTTTTTCAGTCAGTTATAGATATGGGGCGTCTCGGTCTCCCGATAACTGTATTCAAGTTTTTTGAGGTGGGGGGTTAGAGCTTGAACGTTTCATCGAGCGGTTTACAGCCACGATGCAAATAAATATTTTTATCAATTCTCTGTAAACTCTTTTCAACGGCAACAGCTTTTGAAAAGTCTTTCGGCGCTGTCACAGCCAGTCTCCACCATTGCCCCTCGGTTTGTTGTCCGCAAATATAACAACTGCTTCGTTGCGGTTCAGGCCAGCCGATGGCTTTTATACAATCAAGGCAATCATCCCTACTCATTCCAAGCTCTATGAGTGGATATCTGTTTGCGTAATACTTCTTGTGTGGCTTTCGTTGTCGTTGCTTCTCATCTGTTGATATCCCAATGAGTTGCACGTATTGTTCAACGGAATTTTCAAGCAACCATTTCCTTATGACGTTTACTTTCCATTTATCGTTACAGCATGTTTTTAGCTTGCAATTACCTCTATCCGCCTTTTTAAAGACGGGTATTATGCAATACCCATCGTCATTAATCAGTTTTTGTGTGACGTAATCTGATGTTTTTATGATCGATAGATCAATGCCGATCTCGTTCATCTTTGGAACCGTTACACTATTCACATAATCCATAACTGCAGACTTTTCAAATCCTGTATCGACCATGACAGAGTAGTCGGGCTTGTCTATCTTGCCCATATAAATTAGAGCTGCTATTGCTGTGCTTTGCACGCCGCCGCCACAGGACCATACTGTATACGTCTTTCGCTGCTGCCTTTCTTTTATGCGACGATGTTTGTTTGCGCATGCGCGTGAACAATATTGCTTTCCGCGGCCTGTAATTGTTTGACCGCAATAAATACACTTATTCAATGATATCCATCCTTCACTACATTCCCGTCGTCATCAAAAATAAAACCATCGACAATATCGCCATCGTTTCCTTTTGTTATTTTTGTATGGCATAGATGGCACAGGCTTATTAGGTTGTCAGGATTAAGCGCGACGTTTGGATCGTTAATATTCTGCGGCGTCAACTCTATAATGTGATGCACCTCTTCTGCCCGTGCCTGACAATGTCTGCACGTAAACATATCACGTCGCAACACCAGCATCCGTACATTCCGCCATTGCTTTGTGTTATAAAA